TGTAGCGCGACACGATTTTTGAGAAATTCGGACAACATAAATGAGAAAAATTTAGCCGTTTCTTAGAAGCATTTCCGAGGTTCGCCCTCTTGCATCACCCGCCTCTTTTGGGAGGTAGGTCATGCAAAGGGGCGGGCCTTTTTGCGCCCCCGGGAGAAGCGTCCGAACGATGCCCCTCCCGGGTTTTCTGCGCCCCTTTGCCGGGCCTTATTTGCCCGGGGTCTGAGTGCCTTCTTCCTGGGTGGCGAGATACTCGGCGACCGGGATGACATAGGCTTCGGGGAGACTCTCGATCTCCCGCTTACCCGCCTTCACGAGTACGGCGTAGACGGGTATCATGTACTCTTTTACTGTCATTTATTTTGTCCTCCTTCCAGCGTAGTAACGCGCTCCTCAAGGGCCGCGTTCTGCTCCGCGAGGTTTGCGAGCTCCTCATAGAGTCCCGCGATCGCCTCGTAGATGTCAATGTTTTGCTGCTCTGCCTGATCTGCCCGTTCCCGAGCTATGTCGGAGATGGGCTTTTTTGGCGTGAGGTATTTGACATTGCTCATTCGTAGGCACCTCCAAACCCGGATATGGAGACCTCGCCCTCATATCCTTCGTTCTTTGTGATGGTGAAGCGGACGTTCACGCCCCAGGAGTCCGCCGTCTTCGCCTCATTGGTGAAGTTGTAGACGCGGTTGATCGCGACCATTGCCGTGATGTCTTCCCAGGTCGGGACGGCGTCAAAGGCGTTGTTGCAAGCCTCCACTTTGGCGACCGCGCCCTCAATCTTCCAGGTCGGCGTAATAAGCACTTTTGTCGCCCGGGCGTCCGTTTCCTCCGGGGCGGCAAACTGGAAGGAGATGACCGTCTCATGCTTGCTAAAGTTCCAGACCCTCACGGAGGTCGCGAAGTTGCCGTCTACGGCCTCGACGCGGAGTTGATGGTTGCCATTGGTCAGAATGAGCCAGTTCTCGCGGGAGAGCTCGATCGTATTCTGCTGTCCGAGTGTTGCCTGGAAGCTCCTGATCTGCTTGTCGTCGATGAACTCCGTGACGACCACGTTGTCGCCCTCGACGTCGGTGACGGTGTAGTTCTCGGCAAAGTTGCCCGTCTGCGGGCCGAGGTCGGTATCCTGCCCGGATATGCTCGGCGCGGAGTTGGTGCGCTTGAAGGTGAGCTGCCTATAGGCTGTACCGCCCTTGCCGTCCGACACGGTGATCGTGAGCGTGTTGACCGAATTGAGGGCCAGAGTGTAGAGCTTCTCCGACGTGATGGTCAAGGAGAGGGCCTCGCCCCTCGGCGCGTTGTTGATGGTGCGGAGGCTCTCGTTATTGAGCTTCTCGACCACTGTGAGGGCGTCCCCGTCCGCGTCGTTGACCGTGTAGTTATAGGTGAAGCCGAGGTTCTTGTCCCCAAGGTTGGTGTCCGTCCCGCTGATCGTCGGGGTGCTGTTGACGCGGGTGAACGTCCACGTCCTGGTAGCCGTGCCACCCTGTCCGTCATCGACGATGACGCGCACCGTATGGAGCCCGAGCGCGAGGGAAGTGACGGGGACGGAGATCGTGTTGACCACGTTACGGGTCGGGTTAAAGGTTTTTGTCGTGTTCCCGTCAAGCGATTCCGTCGCCGTGAGGACGTCCCCCGAGTCGTTGTCATTGACCGAATACTGAATCGTGAAGTCTCCGTTCTTGTCGCCTAAGTCGCGGTCAGAGTCAGAAATCAGTGGGGCAGTATTCAGTACTTCAAGGACGGGGCGGAAACCGATGCTCGCGAGCCGAGACGAGGCCGCGTAGTAGTTCCAGCGGCGGCCCGAGTCGCAGCCGCGCATCGCGCGGTACGACGTATTGTTCACATAGGTCTCTTGACACCAGGAGTAGACGCCCATCCAGTTCCAAAACTGGTTATGAGTGCTGCTTCTGTCCGTTGCGTTGAGGGTTGAGTCGAGGTCTGAGCTGACCGGGGCCGGGAGCCCTGAGATGACCTCCTCGCGGGTGATGAACCTATCCCACTCGTTATTAGTCGGGTCGCCTCCCGCATAGTTATCGCTATTTCTGTAGTTGCTGCCGCCCGTCAGGAGGCGGCATTTGTACCTTGCGCCGTCGATTGTGATCTCCTTGCCCGCGATATAGCCTTGCCCGTTCAAGTCGTCCCAGGAGACCGAAACGAGAAGGACACGGTCGCAAACGAGGAGGGTCTTGCTGCCGTCGACGATCTTCGCCCATTGGAGCTTATTCGCGTCCGCTGAGGGCGTGTTGCCAATCGAGTAGTTTGCCATTGAGCCGGACATCTGCGGGATGTTGCCGACGCCGCACCCACTGTAGGGCTCACTGTCCGGCCTCCACGGGCTTGTGGGCCGGGGTAGGATTGTACCGTTGTTGTAAAAGCCGCCGAGCTTGACGACTCCGAGATATTGAGCCAAACTGCATCTCTCCTTCCACTTTGATATATGGGTATGGTGCGAAAATCTTCCGGCATAGGTTGTAGGCGCTCGCCCATCGAGCGAAGCCGAGCCACGACTGGAAGGTCTGGACGACCTCCTTCTCCGTGATCTCCCCGGCCTTTAGCTTTTCGTCCATCTTCTTGACGCGCCGCTTTGCCTTCCGCTTTGACTCGGTGCGGAGCTCGAGGTGCGTCGTCCTAATTTTGAAGCCGTAGGCGTTGACGCCCTGCTTCAAGGGGTAAATCTTGGTCTTTTGGTTAGTCTCAAGGTGAAGCCGTTCCCGAAGGAAAGCAACGATCTTTGAGAGCCACTCCTTCGCCTTTTCGCGGGTCGGCGCGATGATGACGATGTCGTCCATGTACCGGGTGTAGTACTTAATCCCGAGGTATCGGATGCAATACTGATCGGCCTCGTTGAGGTAGACATTCGCGAAGTCCTGGGAACTGACGTTCCCTAACGGTATCCCACGCTCACCCTCGGGGCTCGAGTCGATGACGATGTCGAGCAGTTCGAGAAAGCGGTCGAAGTCTTCGTTCAGCTCCGGGAGCTTCTTTCTGAGCTTCTTCATCCTCTTTCTGAGGAGCTCCTTGAGAATGGCTCGGTCGATGCTGTAAAAGAACTTCCGAACGTCTATCTTGACCACGAACGCGCCCTCGCCCCATTTCCACCGGGCGAGCCTCATGTCATGGTGTACGTTGAACGCGGCCCGAATGGAGCCTTTTCCGTACTGACAGGCGAATGACCGATCGACGAAGACGGGGCGATATAGTGCTTGTAGCTCCTGGTGGATGACGAGCTGCACGATCTTATCCCGGAGCTTCGGGATGTTCAGGAGCCGCTCCTTCGGTTCGTAAATAATGGTGCTGTGATAAGGGTGCGGCCTGTACTTGACCCGTTGTGTCTTCGCGTCGGGCTTTAGCTCCCGCCAGAGGCGGACGTTGTTGCGTTCCCTGCACATGTCATAGATGACGGCCTCCTTTCTGAATTTCCGATACCCACGAAGGGCTTCTTTGTATCCTGCTTCTATTTTGTCGTAGCCGACGATCTGCTCGTATGGTGACGGCGGCATGATCGGCGGTACGGGTTTCATTGGAAAAAACGTCATAATGGCATCCTTTCTATGCAGAACGGCTTGACATTAGTGACTTGTTCATGTGTTTGCACCGTTGCATGGTGGAGGATTACCTCTCCCTTGAAGTTTGCAAGGACTCGTCGGTAGAGCCGTGACCATACCGAACGAAAAGACCTACAAGGCGGGGCGGAAACCGATGTTCGCGTTCCGATTCGAGGCCGTGTTGTTGTTCCAGTTGCGGCCCGAGTTGTAGCCGCGTATCGCGCGGTTCGACGCCAAACAGAGATAACCCTACGTTGTAGTGCTACTTCTGCGGGGGATTATAAAATGCCTTCATCAGTCCCCCGCAAATGCGCCCGAGCTCCGAGATGTTCTCCTGTAGCTCGAGGGCCTTCTTCTTGGTGATGTACTTCTGATCTCTCGCGACTCCAAACAGAACGAGGAGCAGCTTGAGATCGGCGTCCACCGTCCGCAAGTAGTCGATGCGGTTCGGGGCCTTGAGTGAGGAGTACATCATCGTGTTTTGGATAACCCGGTAGTTTGCCTGTTTGATCTCTTGGCACAAGCAGAACTTTTCAGAGACAGGGAAGTTCTTTAGCAAGGGGTAGACCTTATTGAGAAATATCTCGGCCTTCTTTTGAAGCATGGACGGCTCCATGATACGAACACCTCGCTCTCCTTATGTGGGCTATCTCAGCGACATCTCCGTCGAACTCGAACCCGTAGTCGGTTAGCTTTACTCTCGCGGGCTTGCCTGTAAAAGTGCTGTGTCCCGCGATCTCGAGCGTCGCTTCTCCTTCCAGGGTGAGGCCATTCTCGGTCAGGAGAGCGACCTCGTTGCCTGCTAAAGCCCTGCACCGTTCGCATGGTGGGACGAGCTCCTCGAAGAAGTTCCCGAGGATGCAGCTCGCTTCCTTGCGGGTGCAAGCGACTTTATACATAGATTTTGCGAGCCACAGGGTCATAGATGCCGCTTGCAATCGCGACGCTGTCCACGGTGTCAAAGTTCTTCAAGAACACGTTGTTGACCATGTTGTTCAGTGTGGCGTCCTTCAAGACCTTGATCTCCTTCTGCGCGTCGGCGATCTGTGCTTCCTGGGCGATGGTGGTCTCCGTTACCGCGAGGATGCCGTCGTCCATCTTCCCGAGGTTTGTCTGACTGAGCGGTGTCCCCTCCTGGATGACTTCGCCCGTCTCCTCGTCGACAACGTGGTCACGCCAGTTGACTTTTTCATAAGCTCTCAAGGCTCTCAACCTCCATTTCTGCGATGCTGTATTTGAAAGCTACGTATAGCCCCTTGCCTGTTGGTTTGGTGAAGGTGCGGTCGGTACTTGTCACGACATCGCCGTCGCTGTCGACAAGCCGCACATCCGTCACTTCCCCGACGACGGTGTCGTCGAAGTAGACGTACACCTTCGCGGAGGCTGCGTCAGCGATCTTTTGGAAGGGCGGGGCGGTCTGCGGTTGCCCGTTGAGGCTGTAGGCCGCGTGGTCGATGGAGTCGACGAACCGCTGCGCGATCTTCTGGATGCCGATGTCTTCAAGTGTTTTTGCCATTAGTTACTCTCTCCTTTCGTCAGGTAGGTCTCCTCTGAGCAGAGGAGGTAATTGTTTACGCCGTCAGACGCCCGGGAGCCGATCTTGATGTCAGAGGCAAGCTCCGCATATATGGCGAAGGTGTGCTTCTGGTAGAACTTCGTGGACGCTGCGATGGTGCCGACCTTCGGGAACTCGACGTCGCCCGAGCCGCTTGAGGAGCCAGCCACGACCGCCGAGCCGAGGAGGTATCCAACATTCGCCACATGAGGAAAGATGCCGCAAACGATCTCTCCGCAACGGGGATACCAGGAAGTGCCAGCTTCAAAAACCGAGGCGATCTTGATGACGTTTCCCGCGTCCATCCCATAGGCCGGGAGGCTGCTCCCTTCCTTGACCTTCATGACCTCGGCGTCGATGACGTTGAGGTTGTTGACGCCGCTTTGCTTGGAGCCCCGGAGGAAGATGATGAACTCCGCCCACCTTTCGGGGTCTTGCAGCGCGAACGGCTCGATGTAGCTCTGCTCATAGCCGAGGGCGGTGAGGGCGTAGAGGATGCCCGTCTTTGTGCCGCCCCATTCGGAGATCAATCCCTTCATGGAGAGGCGCGTCCGATAGGCTTCGATGTCCTCGCCCTCAAGCCTCGGCATGTCGCGGTCTTGCCCGTGAACCGGAAGCATGACGGGGCTTGCGCTCGCGACGTTGGCCTCGTCCCGTACCCGGTAGGCGTCCTGCTTCATGCTGTCGAAGATGCGCCCGATGACCCGGAAGAAGATGCGGAACTGATTGACCGATTGCTTGCCCTTTTTCAGCGGGCCGAGCAGGAAGTCGAACATGTACTCGCCGAAGGTGTCAAACCGTTTCATGGCCTCACTCCCTTCGTATCGTCACGCTGACGGCTCCGAGAATGATGACCTTGTCTTTGTCGAGCGTGACGTCCTCCGGGGGCGTCGTGATCTTGACATTTGACGCCGCCGAGAGGTTAGTCCTGATTGCGTGGTTGATGTCCGAATGGGTGAGTTCGTAGAGCTTGCGCCCCTTGCGGACGGCGAGGAGCTCGGCAAGGATAGCCTTGACCCTGTTTATAGCCTCCTCGTCTGTGAGGGCCGCGTCGTCGATCGTGACCGTGACGTCGATGTCCTGGGCGACCGTGACGGAGCTCTTGACGAGGATGTTGTCATACGGCCCCGCGATTGCGTCCACGGCTTGCCGTACCGCCTCGAGAAGCCCCTCCGTAGCTTCGCCCGCCGTACCCGTGACGATGACGTCGACGGTGCCTTGCCCCCGTGGGTGCTGACAATTTGCTTGAGCGAACAGAACCCCGGGGACGCCCTCCGCTGCGTTGACGAAGGTGTCCTCGATTGCTCGCTGCGCCCGTTCCGACCAGGAGCGGAGGCCCCGGGTGCGGGCTCCTTCGTCGTCCTCCGTGTCGCTGCCTTCCCTGGTTATCCAGTCCTCGCCGTTGTTGATGGTTTCCACTCCGGCGATGTAGGTGAGGCTCCGGGTGATCTGCCCCGGGGGAACGTTGTACCGGGAACCCTCGGCCTCAGCCTCGATCGGGACGTCGACCGAGAGGGCTCCCTTCTGTAGGACGGACGCCTCAAGGGTAAAGAAGCGGAGCTCCTCGCCGTTGACGTCCTTGATGGTCTTGAAAACTTGCCCCTTTGCGATCTTGACAGCCTCGCCCGGCTCCGTTCGAGAGAGGGTGAGGAGGCCCTGGGTCTTCTGCGCCTTCTTGCGCTTTTTGGCGTAGTCGGCGAGCTTGAGGTCGAGCCACGGCCCTGTAGCGTGGGAGAGGAACATGCCGTTCAATATCGTTCGGAGGAGCTCCGTGAACTCGATCTTAATGCGGAGGACGATCATGAGCAGGGTGTACCAAATGCCGCCCGAGTGGAAGTTCGTAATCACAAACCCCTCTGCCTTCAGCTCCGCGATCTCTTTGTCCTTCAGCTCGTCAAGCTCGGGGACGGGGAGCACCTGGTCGAGTATTTCCTTATCAATCATCGTTTACCACCTCCACACTGACCGGGTCGATGACGACGTTGAGCTGCCGGGGCTCCGACTCCCCCGCGAACTGGAAGGAGCAGTAAAGTCGGAAGGCGTCGTCAACGTGGTCGACGCTGGTCTCGATTGTTTCCGGGAGGATGACCTCCCTCTTTTGAAGCCCGAGCCGGGCCCGCTGCGCGATCTCGAGCCGGGTGAGCTCGTCGTCCTCTGACTGGATGAAGTCGTAGAGGCTCCACCCGAAGTCAAGGTCATAGAATAGATCGCCCTTTTGCGTGACTGCCTCGAGCGCGATGTTTTGATAGAGGCACTCAAGCCCGGAGCAGAGGGGAGCGTCTCCGTCTGCCGCCTGGGTGAGCTGCCATTCATCGGTGAGTTTGATGTCTGTATCGTTGAGACCCGTCACAAGACCACCTCCCCGATGATCGTCGGCTCGACGCCGCCGAAGGCGAACGCGATCGCGACGGTGGCCCCGGCCTCGAGCTGCACCTTTGAGCGCACTCCTGGGAGCTCCGGGAAGGTGTCGTCGGTGTTGCCGAAGCGGTCGAGCACCTTGAGGGTGTACTCGTGCCAGTGGGCCGCATAGTGAGCCTTGAAGGTTCTCCCGCCGTCCTCGTCGGTGATCTCAAGCTCTTTGACCTCGTAGGTGTCGGTGAGCTCCTTCGCCCCGGTGACGGTCGCGTATACGACGGCGGGGAGCTTGAGGTGCGGGTAATCCTCCGCGATCGCCCGGTTAATGACGCTCTTTGTGAATTGTTCGAGAGACCCCATGTTCCCCCTCCTTTTCTTAGAAATTGATATAGGTGCGGATGAACCCCTCGTCGTTCGTGACAAAGGTCATCTTCTTAACTTCAAAGGTTCCGCTTACCTTCGGATGGTTGACAACGATCTCGTGCGAGTGTTTGACGAACGGCGCGGAGACCGTCTCAAGCTCCCACTCGCCCCCGGCCCTGGTGAGGCCGAGGATGTTGACGCCGTACTCGAAGGTGTAGACTTTCTCCTGTTCCGGCTTCATTCCCCAATAGAAGACGCCGCCCGAGAAGAAGAACCTCTGCTTGATGCCCCAGGCCGCATGTACGGCGTTGATTGCCTGGATGACATTCATTTCCCGGATGGGGACTTGCTTGCGTTCCGGGTATCCCTGGGGCGATAGCTTCATCTTTGCGATGCCCGCCTGCGATAGGAAGAAGGCGATCATCTCCTGCGGGGTCGTGTCGAGGAACGTGTTGTTGATCTTGGTCTCCTCGAGGAGCAGCATGTCGTCCTTGAGGATGATCTCGTCCGCGAAGCCGCCCCCATTGTAAGGCTGTGCGACGTAGCCCGTGAAGGTTTCGTCGAACACGTTGTTGTAGCCGAGCTCGATCGAGGCCGGGTCTTTGCGGACGAGGGTGATCTTCGGCTGAAATTCCTCGGTAAACCTCACCTTGGCCCAATCGAAATATGAGTCCTGTGAGGAGTGAACCTCGACCTTGACCCCTCGGTCGAAGGTGTAAGGGCCCGCCCGGGCTGCGATCTGCGGATAAAATAGTTCAGTCGCTTCCATTGCAGACCTCCTTAATATGGCATTTGTGAGACACGGTTGAGAGCTGCCGAGGGGTTTGCGTCATCCACGGCGGGAGACTTGCCCCGGCTGCTTGCGAGGTAGCTGTTGTAGTCTGAGGTGATCGTGCCTCCCGACGAGCTGCTGTCCGAGCTGCTTGAGCTGCTCCTTTTGGTCGTCGTGATTGTCTGCGGGATATATTCCCAAAATTCAAGGGTGACGGGGAGCTGCCCGTTCTTGTTCTCGGCCTTATGGCTGATGCCCTTGAACAAGACTTTCTCGACGCCATGCGCCGCCGTGTCTTCGCTGACTATGGGAATGGGCTGCGGTACGCTCTGCCCAGGCTTTCGGAAGATTGCCCGGACGACCGCGAGCCGCTGGTACTTGGTTTGTGTCGGGGTGTCGTCGAGGATAAGCTCGATATTGACCTTCGCGTCTTCGTACCCCGTCGCTTGTTTGGGCTTTGACGCGCTGCCCTCGACTTGTTGCTCGTCGATTGCCGCCGACTCTTTGACCTCAATGCTTTTGAGGAGCCCGGGAAGGACGACCCCGTTTACTTTGACGAGTTGGTCTTCAACAAATATCACGTTCGCGTCCCTCCTTTACGCTGGTGTCGGCGCGGTGGTCAGGTCGCCGTCTGAGTCGTCGCCTTCGTCGCCGCTGCCGTTGGTGTAGTCCTCGATCTCCGCGAGGAGCTTGAGGAGCTGCTGCAAGTCTTTGATCTTCTTGAGGTCGACCTGCATGAGCAGCTTTTGGATGATGACGTTCTTGCCGCTGCCGGAGCTGCTGCTCTCGGTTTCGTCTGTGCCTTGCTGCTGGTCGCCGCTGCCGCCGATCTTAACCTTCTTGACAGGCTCACGGTCAAGGGCCGTCTTTGTCTTGTTCAGTCCCTTCTCGATCGCCTCGGAGGGGGTGTCCTGCGCCAGCGTGACGCCCTTCGCGTAGGTGGTCATTGTTCTCTGACCTGAGAGAGTCAGGGTCGAGAGGGGGCCTTCCTTTGCGTCGGAGTGGGGGAACAGGTTCCCGATCTTTCCGAAGATGTTCTTCACGGCGTTGATCGGTGCCATTGCGACCGACTTGATGCCGTCGACGAATGTGTTGATTAGCCGCTTTCCGGCCTCGCCGAACCATGCGATTTTTTCCCCTATCCAGTTGATGATACCCTGGAAGAACTGCCGGACGTTATCGAGCCCGGCCCGGATGCCTTCGCCGATTCCTGCGAAGAACCCGAGGAACGCCTGGAAGCCGTTTTGTAGCCACTGGATGCCCGCCGAGACCGCGCCGACGCAAGCGGCCCACGCGGAGCGGAGCCATGCCGTCACGGAGTCCCAATTCTGCCAGAGGAGAATGATCGCCGCGACGAGGGCCACGATGCCTATAATTATCCAGGTGATCGGGTTAGCCAGGAGCGCCGCCGTGAAGCTCCATACCGAAGCTATGAGCCCAGGCATTGCCGTAACTGCCGTTGTGATCGCTTGCCGCGCCATCCCGACGAGGCCGATCGCCATGTTCTTGAGGGCTGTGACGCCGCTGATCGCTGCGGTCTTTGCCATGCTTGCGACGCTGACGGCGACGTTCTTGATGCCTGTGATTGCCCCGGCTCCCGCCGATCGCATGACTGAGAAGCCTTTCCGTATACCGTCTCCGGCGTATAGGCCCATGATCTGGATTGTCTCAAGCATCGACGGAATTTTTTTAAGTGCAGTCCAAAACCCGCCTACAAGCCCCGCCGTCTTGGTGAAGACGAGGCCCACGCCTCCGACGACGGCGATCGTCGTGCCCGCCACGGTAAGGAAGCCGCCGATCGCGAGGATGACGAGCATGATGATCTTAACGAACTCCTGGTTGTTCTCAATCCATGAGCTGACCTTCGTGAGTATTTGTTCCCCTTTGTCGAGGAACTGGTTGAATGTTGGTAGCAAGCTGTTCCCGATCGTCTCGGAAACGTTGTGGAGGCGCTGCTGTAGCACCTCGTATTGATCGGGCTCGGTGTTGTTGATAGCGTTCGCCATCTCTTTGACTTCGCTGGTGCCTTTTCCCATCGCGTCGTATATGGACAGGATGCCGCTTTGCAAGTCTCCCGTCTTACTGTAGAGCAAGTCGACCAACGACACGGCCTCGTCGGTTCCGAACGCCTTTTGAATCTGCATCTTCTCCGCTGCGTCCATCGTCTCGCCGAACTTGCCCCGGAGCTTGTCGAGTATCTCGGGCATACTTAGGAGCTGGTTGTTGGTATCTGTGAACTTGAGCCCTAATTCTTCCCCGGCCCTTGCCGCCGATTGGAGGAAGGCCCTGTATTTTGTGCCCGCCTCCGAGCCGCTCATGGTCGCTTGAAGCTGACCGAGAATAGCGAATTGTTCCTCCATCGGAACTTTTGCGGAGGTCGCGGCGGCTCCCAGGGTGGAGATCGCCCGCGCCATTTCCGGGCCGTCCGTCTTGAAGATATTCGCCGCGTGAGCAATTCCTGCGGCAAACATTTCGCCGAAGTCGATGTCGCTCATGTCCTTATAAAAGCCTTTGTAAATCCCGTAGCCCGTCGCGAACAGGCTCGTCATCTCTCCGATGGTTGCCTTTGTGCCCTTCGCTGTGATACCGGCTATTTCCGTATATTTCGCGACCGCCTCGTCGTTCAGGGATGCGATACCCGATTTAATGTCATAGGCCGCACCGATGAACTCGGCCTTTGTCGTCCCGGCCCATGTGTTGGAGAAGTCCTCGGACGCTTTTTCAAGGGTCTTTAAGTCTTTTACTCCAACGGATTGCAGCTCGCCTAATGCCCGCCTGGTCTCGAATGTCGCCTCCACCGGGGCGAGGGCTGCTTCGCTGATCTGAGCTCCGACGCCCGCCATCGCCGCGCCCGTCTTTGTCATGCTTCCGAGGGTCTGGTTCATTCCCTCGAGCCTTGAGACCGAGCCGCCGACGCTGGACGAGACGCTTGCCATCGGGCCCGTTAGGTGGTCGACCATGTTCATGATAAGGCTTAGTTTGAATACGGACTCTAAGCTCATACTTGCCTTTCACCTCCTATTGTGATATTCTGGAAGGAAAGGAGGCGTTTTTGATGACCTTGATAGTGGTAATGTTAAAGGTGCTCGTGTTTGCTCTTTGCGCCGGAGCGGTCATCGCCGTCCTCGTCTTCGTGCCGTTAACCCTGTATGTCATCCCCTACACCCTATGGATAGGGTTTCAGAATAACAAAGGGAAGCAACTCGACAAGAAGAAGGAGCCCGTTTTTCGGGCGGTGAGGAACGCGACAAAACTTTATAAGGCAAAGTTAACCGGGCATGAGCCGATCTTCTAAGATCGGCTCTTTCTTTATTCTGAGAAGACCTCAGAGATTGCCCGGGCGACGATGTTCTCCTCGAGCTCCTGCACGTACCGCGCTTTTGCTATATAACCGAGAAACGTATCAAAATCGTCCATACCCTCCTGGTCAAATTTCTCCAAGAGAGGCGGAGGGAGGAAGCGATAGATTTCCAGAAGTCCGCCTTCGACTATGCTCCCCCGTATCTCCGCGACCTTCTCCCTTAGAGTTTCTTCAAATTTGCCGTGTTGGTCAGACCGAGGATTTCAGTGAGCTTGTTGCCGATGGTAATAGCGATACCGGGATTTTCCTCCATGTCGGCAGTCAGGCGGTCTTTGTCCTCGTCAACTACCGCGTCCAACATGAACACTTTGCTCGACTTCGTAATGCCCGCCTGGGCTGCGCTCTTAATGTAGCGGTCATAGCTCGGAACGGACGGACGTTTGAAGTAGTAGGAGAACTCCTTCTCCTCAGTGTCGTCCACCGGGACAGTCATGCCCACGCGGTAAACCTTGCCGTACTTCTCCTTGAGTGCGGCTTCCTGTACCTTCTGAGCTTCTCCGATATTCTCCGCCTCGGTCTTTGCCGGGGCGCTGCCGTTCTGTGCCTGAGTGTTATCGGCCTTCTTGATGTCTTCCATGATTGCATCCTCCTATCAATTATTTTGAGATAACGGTTTGCAGTAACGCTTATATGGGCTCGACGCCGTCCTGCACGACGCCGCCGACGATCATGAGGTCAAGGTCGACCGTGAGGCTCTTGTCGCCCTGCGCGGCCTTATTTGACCGCTTGGTGATCTTGACCTTTTTCAGCTCGTCGATGCGGGTGCGCTCGCCTTCGTTGGCGTAAGATACCACGATCGAGGGGATGTCGAGCTTGTAGAACGGGACGCCCTTCGCCTTGCACCATGCAAGGAAGTCGTCGTAGTCGTCGCGGAGCATCGAGATTTTACCCGACGCCTTATAGTTGCCGACTCCGTAGCCCCTGGGCCTGTTGCCCTTGCCGTAGACTTCCTCGGTGTCCAGCTCGTCATCGTAGCTGATCTCCTGGACTGTGAGTACAAGGCCCGGAACCTTTACATCCACGTCGCCCCAACTGTATGCCTTGCCGTTTACTTTCAACATGGCTTATACCTCCTTCCCTTAATCGCTCGGACGTGCCCGTCCGATGTCGACCTCTACCTCGCGGATATAGCCGCGGGAGACATAGCGGACTTTCACGCGCATTTTTTCGTCCTCGACGATGGTCTTTTCCTGCCCTTCCGGGACGATGATCTGCGCCGAGCTGATCTCCTTGTCGTCGATCATGCGCTGCAACGGCGGGAACATGAACTTCGCCCGGGTCTCGAGCTCTCCCTGGACGTCTTCGAGGTCAATGTCGTCCTGTAAGAGCCGGAGCCCTTCCTTGCGGGTTTCCCGGATGATCTTATTCAAGACGCGGACATCTTCCGCATAGCGGTAATCGCTGCCGTCCGGGGACATCATTTTCGTGTGGTAAACGTAATAGTCATCGAGACCGTCGTATTCGCGGAATGTGAGGTAGCCCGCAAGGTCAAGGAGCTCGGTGATCTCCTCGATACCCTTCGGACGGAGCTCGAGGAGCTTTGTCTTCGGGATGCCGAAGCCCGCCTCCTCGCGGGTCTTGCCGATGCTGGTCTGTACCGAAGCCTTAGAATAAAGCCCGGACACGAGGGCAGCGAGGTTGACGTCCTGGGTGGTGCCGTCCATCTTGACCAGGAGGCCACGGGCGGGAACGACCTGGACATCAAAGTTCTTGATCTGCTTGCGGTCGGCTTCCAGGCGGAGGCCGTAGTCGGTCATGTCCTCGTCCTCGTCAGGAGTGTACGCTTCCATGACGAAGAACATCGGCTTCTTGTAGTCGTTCTGTAGCTCGACCTGGGCCGCGCTTACGGCTTGCCAGAGGGAGAGGGTACTCTCGCCGACGATATGCACAAACTCATATTCTCCCGTGAAGTTCTTGAGCTTGTCGATCGCCGCCAGGACGTCGCCGTTTGTCATTGCGGGGGCCGTGGTCTTTGCCTTGTAGGTGTCGTTCACAATGAACGAACTTGGAACCTGTTCAGGCTCCGGGGCGTCGGTGAACTTGAGCTTGAGGCCCGTCCCTGCGAGCTCGTATTCTCCCGATACGGGCACCGTGAGCTCGTCGGTGTAACTATACCCCCCGTCGATCGAAGCGACGAAGGAGGCCGAATTGAGGGCTCCCTGGGCCGTGATCTTGACGAGGATGTCGAAGGCGTTCGTCGGGCTGCCGTCTATGGTCATGTTGCCGCCGCCGTCTCCCGTCTTTTCGATCGCGCCGATTGTGCCCGCCGTGGTCGCCGAGACCGGGAAGCAATACACCCGGTTTGAGCCCCACTCAACGGAGTCCATCACTGCATCGGCGAGAGGCGAGAGGCCGAGGCGCTCCTTGATCTGCGCCGCCGTCATGTCGCCCGTCACGATGATCGGAGTGTCGGAGACAATCGGAGAGACGCCGATCTTTACATGGAGTCCGTCGCCTTTTGCGGTGGCAAACCCGAGAAGGCCGTCCGAGATTTTATGTGTAACGTCTCTAAGCATTTACTCGTTCGCCTCTCTTTCTTTCTTGGTGCGGGGCTTGCCGTCGATCGGCGCCCCGGTGAACTTGGCGACCGCTGTGAGGAACTCCTCCCCGGTGATCGCCTTGCCGGGTTTCCATCCGTTCGCGGAGCAGACCCCCGCGAATACGGCCCGGCTGATCTTGTGCTGCTTGCGGAGCTCACCGATCTCGAGGAGCTCCCGGGCTTTTTCTTCCGGCTGCGTCCCTTCCGGGGCTGTCGCCGGTGACTGATTTTTAGTTGCCATCTGTAGGCTCCTTTCTTTCTACGGACTCGATCTCGAGCTCGGAGAGCTTCGCGAAGTCCGTGTCTTTGTATACGCCGCCCGAAAAGCTGACCTTTACCTGGACGGCGACTTTTGCCTTGAGAATAGAATCGTCTTTGTCTACCCAATCCGCGCCCTCGACCTCGACGGGGACATAGTCTCCGTTGACGTAGATGCCCTTGTCGAGGCTTGCGAGGAACTTCTCGAACATCCCCTCAACGGCTTCGTCGGAGTAGTCGCCGAGAACCACCGTAAACGTGAGCGTCCGGTCGAAGACCTTCCGCCTCTTTTTCTGCGCTCCCTCTTGGTCTTTATAAAGTGTTTTGGAGCCGTTTCGGAGGAAGCTCTCGTCCTCGAACAATACCGCGCCGATGTGACTCTCTTGACTCTTTTCGAGGGCCTTCTCGCTCGTGTAGGGGTTGGACTTGAGTCCCGCCTCCTTGAGCTTCTGGATAAGGTACTGCTTGCTTTCGGCGTACATGTTAGTCCTCCCTTGCTATGAAGTCCTCGACCGTTGCCTTGATTTCCTGCATGTCTTCGTCCGAGAGGCCGAGGTACGGACGGGCGGGGATGCTGACCTTTACCGACTTCTTGCTGACCCATTTGTCGCCTATCCTGAAGCGGAGGGCCTTCGCCTTCTTCGCCCGGATAGTACGGCCTTTTTCGCCGAACTGGTGCGTCGCGCCGTATTTGACGTTGGTGCCGACCGCGAAGCCGGAAGCGTCCGACTTGGTGCGGATGGAGTTGCGGAGCTGTGAGGTCTTGATTAGGGTCTTTCCGCCCTCCGCTGCCGCGCGGATGGAGGTCTGCCATCTCTTGCCCGTGGGGTCTTTGCCTTGCTTGAACCGTTCGAGCGTCGATTCTCGCGCGACATCCCCGAGGGCTGCGTTGATCTTCTTGCGGTCGATTTCCGCGAAGCTCCTGATCTTCTTGAGGAGGCGTCGGGTATCTCCTTCCAGTCGGATGCTATAATCTGCCACGGTCTACATCCCCCTTAATTTGTCCCGGGTGAACAGCCGGGGATTTGACTTTACCGAGAACCCGGTCGCCGCTGCTGTCTTCGGGTCGTCGGCCTGGGCCCCGATCGAGACCTTTCCCTCCGCGACAAGCGTAAGGAACTTGATCGCCGCATTGTAGCGGTTGAGGTAGTTCTTCTCCTCGCTGCCCTCGTCGATGCCGACGCGGGAGAACAGGTTGTAGACCGCGATGTCCTTCGAGAACTTATTGATAACCTTCGGAACGGGGGCAATCGGTACGGCGTACCTCTTGGCGAGGTAGCCGTCGATCTCGCCGTCCGCGTCCTCGATCGCCGCCTCTATGATGGGGGTGACGAGCTCCTCGCGCTGCGCGGGGTCTTCGACGAAGGTGTCCCCGATGATCGCGTTCAAGGCGTCATCCTTGAGCATTTCCCGGACTTCGGTCTTTGTGCTGTAGCTCACGCTGTCCCCTCCCTTCGTTTAGTGCTGCGGGCCTTATTCTGCGGCGGAGCCGTCCGAACCGTAGGCCATCTGCCAGAAGCCGAAGCCAGCGTTCCCGCGAGAGTCGACGCCGTAGATGTACTTGTTGCTAAAGAAGACGTTGTCGTCCTTTTCGTCGGTCTTAGAAACAAACTTCGCTTTCTTGCGCTGCTGGTAAATGAGGGGCTTGATCGGCCTCTTGGTGCAGAGCAGGAACCACGCGGAGTCATTCCCGGCGAGCAGCGGCGCGACGAGAGGGGTCGCGGTGCCCTGCATGGTGTTCTTGGTGCCGTTGATGAAGTCGGCGACCAGGATGTCGCGGGCTGCGGCTTCGAGGGCCGGAGGGACGACCAAAAGGTCGGGGACGAGTCCCAGGGGACGCCCCTTGCTGTTTGTCAGGGACATCATTGCGGCTCGGGCCGCGATGTAGGCTGTGAGGGTGAGCTTCGCGGTGCCTTTGTTTGAGACGGTCTTCTTGCCGACCTTGTGAGCGTCGGAGAAGAACGGGAGCCCATCGTAGCACTTTTCTGTAAAGCCAGAGGCGAGCAGGGCGAAGACGAGCTCGTCGGGATGCAGAGCTGCGGACTGTCCGAGCATCTGGATGGACGGATTGTAGAGGCCGATCTTGTCGTCCTCGATCGCGTTGCGGGGGACGCCCACGGTGAGCTCGAAGTCTTTATTCTTGATGGTGTAGTCGGAGCCGCTCAAGTTCTGGACTTCACGGTCTCCAATCCATTCCCTCATTCCGGGAATATCGCCGAGCCATGCGTAGGTTTCGGCGTCGGTCGTCGAGGGGGTGACGGTCGCGATCTGTTCATAGATCGGCTTCTGCTCCTCAAACGCCTTATTGAACAGGGTGTTGAAGGCGATGTAGATGCCCCTCAAGTTTTGAGAGCTGATAATCATGATTGTTTATCCTCCTTGTTGTAGTGGTTGGCGGTTACGCGCCCGTCGGGACAGTAATGCCGGAACCGATCTCCACGGCGACGCCTTCGTCGTCGACCCGGATGACGCGCCCGGCGACGGATGCCCCGGTTGCGAGAGCCGTGACGGTTTGGTCGTCCTCCATGTAGCAGGGCTTGAGCACATGCGCGGCGGTGACTTTGTTCGCGGCGGTAGCGGTGTTGTCAAAGATGAACACGCCCCGGGAGACCTTGACGACGAGCTCGCCGTCCGCGCCGCTGTTCACGACGGTCTCCTCGGCCCGGCCCGCTGCGGTAAGACCTTCCGCCGTTGTTCCGGGTACTGCGAAGCCGTTGGCGTCCAGGGCGACGATCGAGCCCTGGTAGATGGTGGTGTCTCCCTTTACGGGGAGGACGAGATACTTCGCGCCGTTGGCGATCTCGTTAGTATCTCTTGCGCTTGTTAATGCTGCCATTGTGTTTTAGCACTCCTTTCCGTATTTCTTGAGGTCTTCCTCGGTGATACCGAGCTGCTTGCAGACAAGCAGGGTCGCCTCGTCGGGTTTGTCGCTCTTGAGAGCCTTCTCGTCGCCGAGGTCGATCTCGCCCAGGGGAACGACCTGCGGGGCCTTCTCAACAAATGAGGCGAAGCCCTTCGGGTCGGACAGGGCGTAGCTCTCGGCCCATTCCTTTTGCGCGGGGGCGATCTTGCCGGACTTGAGGGCCATCGTGACGGCGTCCTTCGCATCGCGTTCGGCGTTCTGCTTCTTGAGGGCCTTGAGCTCCTCGAGCACGTTGACGCCGTTGATCTTGCCGCCCTTGAGCTCCATGATCTTAGCGGCTACCTCGTCGGCTGGAGCTCCGGCCTTGAGGTCGAGCAGCTCGCAAACCGCCTTGTTTGCGACGATCTTGTCGTCGCCCTTGTCTCCGCCGCCCGAGCCGCCGTTCGCGGCTGCGGCGTCCTTTAGGGCCTTCGCCTCGTCGAGCACTTTGCCGAGAGCCTCGAAGACCTGGTCTTCGGTCGCGTCTTCCCCGAGCCCGAGGAGCTGCGCGATTTTCACGAGAAATTCATTCATGTTGTTTTGTCCTCCTTCATCAAAGTTGATTGAGTTGACGATCGGGGTCATGCCCTCGATCGCCGGGGTGTTGGTGAGGGCCAGCGAGTGGAGGCCCGTCGCCTTGCCGTCCGACTTGCGGACGGTGATGACCGGGGAGAGGTAGCGGTACTCTTTGTTCTCGAGGTACCGCGCCGCTGCGGGCGTCCATTCGACACGGGCCGCGATGCTGCCGTCCTTGAGAATCAGTTCCTTGACCCATCCTGCGGCGGGAGCCTGGACTCCCTTGAGGGTTTGGTGCTCGTAGTCAATTACGAGGTCGACGCCCCGCTGCGCGATCTGTGCCTTCATCTGCCGGAAGCTCTCCTCGTCGACGTCGAACTCGCCCTTTGAACTGACGACGTGACCGAGGGGAAGGACGGAGATGATCTCCGGGGCTCCCGATACCTCCACATCGCCCCCTTTGAGTATGATGTAGCCTTTCATTTTCGGTGTTCCTCCTTCGGTTGTTCTAAACTGCCCGTTAGTAGGCGTTATAACGGCGTTAGTCCGTGAGCAATGGTTTTCCCCGATTAATTACCCTATAAAATCTCTGCGGGCTTCTGAAAGCCTCTCAGGGGCTTTTAACGGGGTTATCCTTTTCTCGCCGTTTGTACGCCTTGACGAGCGGCTCGGGATAGTCTTTCATGTCCGGCGTGAACCGCACCTTCGCCGGGTTGGTCGAGAACTGCGGGTCGGGCATGATGTTTACGAAGCGCCCGCCCTGTAGCTCCGCCGCCCTGGGCGTCTCGGCCTCTACCTTGAGACCCCGCTGCTCGACCTGTCGCTTCGAGAGTGACTTCACGGTGCAGCGGCAGCGGAACCCGTTCGGTGGGAACCATGTGTCCCATATCGGCGAGTCTGCCGGGAAGACCCTCCCATCCATCGCGAGATGACTCGGTCGGGTGTGGGAGTCGTTGACGGCGTCGTACTGCCAGTAGGGACGGGCCTCGAGGACGCCCGGCTGAGTGAGTTGCTCATAGTGCCCCACGTTATAGGCTGTCTGGGTGTTCGTGCGAAAGATGTTGTCGGCCTGGAATGGGGTGATGCCTTCGTAGCCTTCGGTCTCGAGGAACTCGTTCATGTTGGCCCGGAACTCCCCGAGGCTGTTGCCGTTCTCAATCGCGTCCTTGATCTCGTCATAGAACCGCTTGAGAATTTGCGCCTTTGTGTAGCCGCTCACCGTAAAGGCGAGCCCCCGGTACTTCTCGGCGATCTTGTAGAACTGCGACGCCGTGACCGGGACGCGCTCTTTGAAGTATTCCGCCGCCTCCTCGAAGGTCATGTTCTTCCGGGTGAAGATGCTGTCGATGTCATCCATCGCCATGCACCCGCCCCTCAAGGTCTGCGTATGTCATGACCCTTTGAAGCAGCTCCTCGACGTCGGAGACGTCCATCGCGTCGTAAAGCTCGGCGACGGCCTCGTCGTCCTCCATCATGTCACGGAGCTCCTCAAGGCTCCCGGCTTTCTCAACCAATTTGAGAACCGGGGCGAACGCCTTTTTGAACGCGCCCGCATTTTTGCGGACGGCGGCGTCTGCCAGGAGGTCGACGCGCTGCTGTGTCCCGGGAGGAGTATCTTCCGCCTTGAGGGAGAGCTGCCGGGCCCCGGGTGTCGGCTCCCGTTTGAAGGGGAGAGACCCGGTTCCCACGCCCCCGTAGGAAGGCGTCGCGATCTCCTCGTTGGCCTCAGGCTTCGGGATGCTGAACTTCTTGTAGAGGTAGCTCGTGGGAACCTTAAGCCCGGTCTTTTCTATCAGTGTCCCGATGATCTCGGCGGTCTCCTTGAGGTCTCCGGCCTCCTCGCAATCATAGCGGAGGTACGGGATTCTCTTGTCCTCGCCGAAGTTGTAGAGCACCAGGGGCCGGATAAGGTAGCGGCGCAAGGTAGCGGCGAGGGCCTTGCAGTCTGCGACCGTGAGGTCGTGCCGGACTTCGTTGTGTGTTTTGCTCTGCGCGTAGCTGCCACCGCCCGAGTCGGAGGTGAGCGTCTGACCGAGTACCGCCTTGCTGATCTGCTCGTCGCAATAGCGGGCGAGGCGCTCATAGAGGTCGGTGCTTGAGGTCTTCTCGGTGGTGATGAACTCGATGCTCGTGCCGTCCGGGATGATGCCCGCCGCGTCCGCTCCGATCTGAATGAGGGCTTGCATAAGAGCCCGCTTGTCGTCCTCACTCGCTCCCGGCTGATACTTGCCCAGGCGGAGAGGGAGGCCGTAAATCTCGGCGAACGAGACCCAATCCTTGAGGTCGTAATTCTTAAAGAGATACATCCAGGCGACGACTCTCAGGACGCCCGCCCTTGAAGGGTGCCCGCTGCGGGCCTTGTATCTGTGTAATATGAACTTGTTCTCGGGGAGCATTATCCCCTCGGGGTGCTCCGCTGTGCGAACCTTGAAGGAGTCGTCGATCGAGTCCCAAAAGAACCGCTTTTGATGCCGGGAGCGGATGTCCTCGATGACGACACGGCCTTCATCGTAGCCCCATATGATTTCCGAGACCGCGAAGCCTTTGCCGATCGCGTCGAGAAGGTCGGTCTGGACGTCCTCAAAGTTCTCAATGCTGTTGATCTGCTCCGCCACGAACTCGGCGATTTCCTTGTCCCGGTCGTCGTCTGAGTCGAACGGAATGATCTCATAGTCGAGGCCCGTGACCGCGTTCTTCCTGGTCTGTAGCTGACTGAACAGGTGCGGGTCTTTCTCCTCGAACTCCTCGAATAGCTCCATCTGACGGAGCACGTCGCCCGCGTCGGCCTCCCGGAATATCTCCGCCAGCTTGACGGGGGTGAGGCCGTTCGACGGGTACTCACTGTATTTGTCCGTGACCTGGGCGACGGCGATCTCGCTCGTGTCGGGCCTCTTGAGGGGCGGAGCCTGGGGGCTCCGCTGCTGCGGCTGCTGTTTGCGTTTCTTCTTAGCCAATATACCCCACCTCCTTTAGTAGGCCCCGCGCCCAAAGCCCAGGGCGCGGGCGACGACGGACTTGTAGTCGACCTTTCTCCCGATCTTGATGTCGAGGGCCAGCTTGACGCCCATCTGTAAACCGTCCGGGCCGTCGTCGTTCTTTCCCATCGGGTACTCCATCATTTGCTTGAGGAGGGTCTTGTGCTTTTTGCTGAACTTGATGTAGCCATTCTTGACGAAGGGCTGCAAGCTCTGGATGCGGGCGTCCTTGTTCTGCGTGGAGTTGATCTCCACGATGGGAAGGAACTCGCCCACCTCTGCGGACTTCTGTCTCATGATCTCCGCAAAGTAGTATTGAAACTGTACCGTTTCGACCCCGAACTGATAGTAGGGCCGTTTATAATCTCGCTTGAGTCGGCGGCTGTTCTCGATCGCGTCCTCGATGATCTGATCGGGCTTGCGCTTGGCAATGTCCGCGATGACCACGTACATGTAGCCCGTCTGCACATCCTTCGCGATCGCGAAGATGGAGCTCGTGTCCGACTTCTTGTTCTTGCCGAGGGACGGGTCGTTCGAGCCCACAAAGATGAAGCGCGGCTCCGAGAAGTCCGGGGGCGTCTTGCCGTCGTCGTCGTAGAAGTCGAACCATTCCTCCTGGAAGGTGCAGCTCTCCGGGTCGATCGGCTCGTTCTGGATTTCCGAGCCGAAGGACGCCTCGCCCTCCGATACCCGGATGACCATGAGGTCGTAGTAGCTGAGTTTCTGCTCCCACAAGACCGCCGTCCCCTCGAGCATCGCCTCGCGGTTTTGCTCGAAGAACTCCTTCGCGTCCTCCTGCCGGGCATCGTTGGTGAGGTCGGTGTAGATTGCCTCCCATGCGTCCCATAGCTCCGTGTTGGTCGCGAAGCTGATGACGCCCTGGTACTTGACCGTCTTGTAGCTCGGGTTGTTCGCGACGTTCGCGAGCAGCGCGTCGAAGTGGAGGAGCGTCCCGATATACACGATGTCGGTGTAGGTGTCGCCCGCCTTCGAGACGGCCTTATAGAACCAGTTGCGGAGCTTCTTGCGTTGGTCTGCGGTGTTGACGTTCTCATCGTTTTCCAGGTCGTCGCAAAGGATAAGGTCGGGCCTCCATTGTTTGTGACGCCGTCCTCTGATTTTCTTTCCTGCGCCCAGGGCCTCGATCTTGGTGCCGTTGGACAGGAGTATGACCATTGCCTTCCAGACCTTGCCCTCGAGCTCGCCGAAGTCCTCCCGGATTGCGGCGTTCTCCTCGAACTCGGTCTTGATATCGGCGAGGAAGCCCTCGGCCTGTTCCGAGCTGTCGGAGAGGATGATCTCATAATGCTTGTAGCCATAGACCGCCGCGTGAATGGAGTCTTTGAATGTGAAGGTCGTGCTCTTGGCGTGACCACGCGGGGCCTCGATTGCTCGGCGGCACCCGTCCGCCCGGCTGATCTCCCTTGCGTCGGTGATGGGGTTGAGCCCCTTCATGACGCCCTCGCGCCATATCCGATCAAGTTCTCCGTGGAAGGTTGGACTCTCCCGGACAAAGTAGTGCGGAAGGTACGCCCGCCCGAAGTACTCAAGGTCGATCGCTCCGAGCTTCCGGCGCAAACCCTTCGGCCCGGTCAATGGGGCCCCGCCCCGATAATCCCGGAGGAGCTCCGCCCGGAGCTCGGAAAAGTTCTCGCCCTGGGAGGCGTACTTCTCGAATAGCCCCTTCTGATATTCCCGGTTGGCGACCGCCTCGCGGTCTTCCGGCTCGTCGAGCTTTTCGAGATAATCGTCGAGGTTAATCTTCGCCATCCGTGACCACCTTCTCCCTTGCGCGGGCCAGGACGGAGCGGAGCTCTCCCGCGAGTTCGGGATGCTGCTTGATTGCCGTCATGAGCTCGGTCTCCATCTGATCGAAGGCGATCTCGGCCTTGCGCTTCATTTCCTGCCGGACACGCTTCTCGTAGGTCGCGTTCCGCGAGAGGGAAGCAATGAGCCGCCCGGCCTTGTCAAGCGGCATTTCCGCGAAGTCGTCCTCGGCTGTGCTCACCCGCTGCATGAGGCCGTCCATGAGCACCATGCTCGCGGCCTTGGTATAGTCGAGATCGGGGTGAGCTTCGACGGCCTGGGCGATCGCCTGGGTGCGCTGCAATGTTTCGGCGACCCTTTGCGCTGCCCGGTTGGAACGGATAGCATACCGCCCGATCGCCGACTTGCTGATCTCGTAGCCCTGCTCTTTGAGCCATGCGGAGAGCTCCTCGTAGGTGTTCGCCGTGTCGGTGAGCTTTGCGTCGAGCTGCCCCTTAATATCATCCGGGAGCTTGTCGATCGTGGAGCTCACTCTCGTCCGGCGTCGTTCTTTTTTAGACATCGACCCCGGGGTCGTCGATCGTCCCCTCGACGAGGTCGACGCCTTTCCTTGTGAGCTTGATGACAGCGTCTCGGCGGTAGGCGTTGTAGGCGTTCGCCGTCCGGCCCGTGAACGCGATGTAGCCCGCTTCTTCCAAATACTCGAGATGTTTCGAGATGTCGGGGCTCAGGATTAAACCGTCGCCGACGAGGGCGTTCGTGATCTGCCGGACGAGGAGCGCGTTCTGGTTGCCTTTCGCCAGGGCCCGGATGATGTAGCCCCTTACCGCTTTGTTCTTGCTGACTTCCTGCTCCTGCATTTCGTCCATGATACCCATGTGCTGTTATTCCTCCTTCCCTTTCGTGTTGCTGTTACTGTAAAGCAGTTGGTCGAGCTTATCCTCGACCCTGTTCATGATTCGGATGTAGTCCTCCCTGGTGACGTAAATGAGGGGGAGGTCAGCCTTGAGGTCGTTGAGCTTTTCCTCCACCTTCTCGATCTGCGCCGCGTTCTTCTTGTCGGCCTCCTCGAGACCCGTGAGCGTCTTCTTGAGGAAGAAGGTCAGGGCCCCGACAACGACCGTACAAAGAATGGAAGTTGCCGCCCCGATGACCGCCGTTATTTGTGCAACGTCCATGCGCGGCCCCCTTTACTCACCGGAGGCCAGCACCTCACCAGGGAGGGCGATGTAGGGGTCTTCCTGCTTCACCCTGCGGACGGCGTTCTCGATCAATTTCGAGAGGTAGTCGTCGAAGCTGCCGAGGTTGTCGGTGATGACTTTCTGCGCTTCCGGCGCGATTGCTGCCTTGACCTCATTGAACGCCTGTTTGCCGAGGGCGAGCAGCTTCTCCCGGTCGGCCTTGCCGTCCTTGACGGCCTCGCGGAGTGCTGCGGCGGTGGTCTGCTCGATTGACCCCACCGTGACGATCGCGAGGTTCTCCACGTCTGCAAGGGCGTCGGTGAGCAGTTTCCGGCTCGCGTCGTCCTTGAGCTTGGCGGTCTGCGTCTGCACCTTTGCCGCCGCTTTCTGCACGAAGTACACGCCGTAAGCGCCGAGCAGGGTGATGACGCCGAGGGCCAGATTGACCAATACCCCGGTCGCCGTTGACTGGATAATGTCCATAGTTTTGCATCCTCCTTTGAGATAAAAATAAGACTACAAGCGTTAGCTTGTAGTCTTAGATTAAGGCTTTATTGCGGAAGTCTCTATACGTAGTGGTTCTAAGAGTTATTATCCGCTGTCCGGGGGTTTTTCGTCCTCCGGGAGAAAATCGAGGAGCGAGAGCTGACCTTCTGGATGCCCTTCGCCGCAAAGCTGCCGCACCCACCGAACCGTGACGTCATACCGACGGGCGAGCTCGAGATGATTGTATCCGTTAAACTCCTTCTTGATGCGGGCGTCGCGGACGGGCCGGGTCAGGCTCTCGGGTTTCGGGATGTAGATCGTCGCCCCGCCGACCACTTCGGCGAGCTTGACGAAGTTCTCCGGCCCGATCGCTGCCGCGATTTTCTTGTAGAGACCTTCCTCCTCGAACATGTCAAGGGTCAGGTCTTTTGATAGCTCGTTCATCGCTTCGCCTCCGTTCCATTCGCTTAGAGCTTGGTGAGGTTATTGACGTTCACGGCGGCGGTGACGGTCTTCCCGATGCCGATGACAGCCCGGTCTCCCTTGACGTCGATGACGTCGTAGGTGTCATAGTAGAGCGTGAAGGGCTTGTCGGTGCCGTACTGGACAGCCTTCTTGACCTTGACCTTGTCGCCCGCCTCGATCGGCTTCGCCCCGGAGACGAGTTCCAAATTCGCCACGTTCACGGCGGCGGTGACGGTCTTCCCGATACCGATGACGACACGATCGCCCGATGCTTCGATGACGTCGTAGGCGTCGTAGTAGACTTTGAATGTGCCGCCCGTGTATGTTACCGCCTTCTTGACCTTGACCTTGTCGCCCGGGTTGAAGGAGCTCGCGGGCGTCGTTGGCGCGGGCGTCGGAGCAGGGGCCGGAGCGGGGGCCGACGCCGGGTAGCTGATGTACGGGCATTGCAGCCACTTGAGCCACTTGCGGGCCGAGAGCTTGGTCTTGCAAACGCCGTCTCCGAAGGCGGTGTTCGACGTGCTCTCGATGACCTCGCCGTTCCCGATATAGACGCCGATGTGCCCGTCCATCCAGACGCACAAGCCCGGAGTCTCGGGCATTGTCCCGATGTCTCCTTTGACCGTGGCGGCGGAGCACATGCCGTTAGCTGACTTGTCTTGTGCGGCGACATACTTGAGGGAGCCGATGCCGCCCCAATAGTAGGACTTGATAAGGCCGACGCAATCAATCCCGTAGTAGTTCTTCCCGACGAGGCTCTTGAGCTTCGAGACCCGGCTGCTGCTGTAGTTGTCGGGGTACTGTGCCGCCTTCTGTGCGATGAAGCTGTCCGTCACGAGCTGCCCGAAGCCGCCCCACATGTAGACCGTGTTCAGGGCGAGCACCTTGCGGACGTAATCCACGAGGCCCGCCGCCGTCAGTTCGCCGCTCACGGGGGAGGGCGTCGGTGCGGGTGTGGGAGTCGGGGCCGGGGCGGGCGTCCCTTTCTGGAACCCGTTGAGGCCGTTCTCCAGGATGATCGCCGGGTAGTCGTAATAGGCGACATCGAGGTCGACCCGCCCGGAGATGCCCGGGACGCTTCCCTCGTTCGAGTGCTGCCAAATACCGAAGCTCCCCGAGTAGGTGGGCTTTGAGGCCCATTGTGCGAGCCATACGTCGAACCGCTTGATCTTTGCCGTGTCGTACTTGTTGTTGAGCCAGTTGAGGTTAGAGTAGAGGGCCGCGTAGTATCCCGCCTTCTCGATGACGTCGCCGAACGCGACGACCATGTCGGAGAGTATGGCCTTCCCGAGGTTTGCCTGGGAGCTGTCCTCGAGGTCGAAGGCGACCGGGTAGGTGAGCTTTCCTTTGTAGGCCGCGAGCTCGTTCACGACGAACTCGGCCTCGGCCTTTGCCTTTGCTGCGGTGAGGGCGTAGCTGTAGAAGTAGACCCCCACGTCGAGCCCCGCTTCCAGGGCCCCGGCTATGTTCTGCTTGAAGCATGTGTCCAAGGCACACGGCCCGCCGTCATACTCGCCGCGCCCGAGGCGTATCATTGCGAAGTCGATGCCGGACGCCTTGACCTGTTTCCAGTCGATGGAGCCCTGCCACTTGCTGACGTCGACTCCTCTTGCTTTTTCTGTTGCCATTGTGAATACCTCCTATAATCTCGTGATGGGGAGGACGACCTTGTCGAGATACTCCCCGATCGTGTATTGTGTGCGGCCCTCTGCGGAGAGGGCCTTCATGAACTTCCTGGTCTCGACCGCGATCTTGAGCAGCTTGAGGACTCCGACCTGCTCGCTCGTGACCTTTCGCATATCCGGGCCGACCATGCAGCCGATCGCCTTGCGGAGGTAGAGGATGGAGTCGTAGACGTCGATCTCGTCGAACTCGGCGAGGACTTCCGCCGCGAACTTCTTGCGGTTGAGCCTGGGCTTGTCGGGCGGGATGAGGCCCTTGTCTTGCATCCGTTTCTTGAATGCTGCGTTCTCAGCCTTCTCGCGCTGCGTGAGCCGTTTCTTCTTGGTCGCTGCCATGTGCCCCCCCTAACTGACCGGGCCCTTTGAGGGGCTGCTCTCGATCTCCTGCTTTGCTATAATGCGGCGCGTTGCCTCCGCCGCCTCGGTCTGCTGTCGAAGATACACGGCTGCGGCGGCGAGCTGCGCCTCGTTGACGAGCTGCTGCGGGCTCTGCTTGAGAAGCTGCTGTCTCTGTTCCTCCTCGAGCCTCTCGCCGAGATATTGCTTTGCGCGGGATATTTCCGCGACGATGACGGGGCCCAATATTGCCGATGCCATCATTGCGAAGGGATTCGGGATTGTGACCTTCTTCGGCGTTTCCTCGGTCTGCTTCGTGTTCATGCCTTCCCCTCCTTCCCTCGGGCGATGCCCTCGAGCGTCTCCACGACTTCGGGGATACTGAGGCAAATGTACGGGGTCATCTTATACATGAGCTCGGGCTCGCCGTTTTGGAGGAGGATGATCGTAGGCTTCCCGGCCCCGATCGCGTAGCCCGCCTCCAAATGTGCCGACCGTCCGCATGGGAGCACGAGGACGCAAGCCTCGGAGCTCTCTAATGCCGCCATGTCGTACCCGAACCCGCGCTTGGCGATGGGATGGGAGAGCGCCTCCCGGAACTGTGCCGCCGTTTGGTTCTGCCAATTCGGGTCGATCTCCGACCAGTGGAAGCCGTTGTTCCCCGGTGCGGGGTGCTTAAAGTCATAAACCTCGTGCCCGGCCTCTCTGAGGGCCAGCACTACGAGGGGCTGTATGGTGTTCCTCCATGAGGAGGCAACATAGATTTTCATTCGCTGTCCGCTCCTTTCTTCTGCTGTCGGGCGACCATGCTCTTGAGGGCCTCGACGACCTTGTTGCATTGCGCCATCGTGAGCCACTCGATGCGGTCGACGCCGCACATCTTCTTGACAAAGCCGTTGATGCGGTTGTTGTCGTCGTTCCACCCGAGCACGTCGCATAGGGCGTAGATTTTATGCCGGAGCGGTACGGTGCGGGGGTCTCCGCCCTCGTCGGTTCGCTTGCTGCGGGTGTCCCTCTGGACGCCGTCCTTCATGTTTTGGAGGATGCGGGCGAGGGTGTTGATCTCTCCCTGGGTGAGCTTCTTCATGCTCTCCTTGCCCGTCTCGCGGAACACGACCGCGTGAAGGTCGTCGTCCGAGAGGGCGAGCTCCGGGGACTTGGCGATCGCCCATAATGTACGGATGGAGGCGGGCTTGCGTCCGCCTCTCCTTGCTGCTGTAGCCATTCCGGGCCTCCTTCCTATACCGAGCCGGACGTGAGCCGCTCGAGCTTTTCGATGTAAACGTCGTAGCCGAAGGCGTCCTTCTGCTTCCAGGTCGCCCCGACCGCGTTGACCGTGTCCTCGCCGTACTTCTTGAGGTTCTCCTTGCTGACGTCCTCCTTGACGATGATGCAGTCGGTCATCCCCCGGGCCTTGAGCTTGCGGATGATGTCCGCGATCTTCTCCTTTGCCTTCGGGAGGGAGACCGATGTTGAGAGCCTGTAGCCGACCTCCCCGAAGTTGAGGGTCTTTGTCTTGGCCTTGCCGAGCTCGTCGCGGTGGTCTTCGACGAACTCCTTGAGATCGCGCTCGAGCTTGGCGATGCGGTCGGCATGGGGCTTGCTGTCCTGCTCGGCGATCTTCTTGACGCCGATGATCTGCCGCTGCATCTCGCTCTCGATGTCTTGGAGGGCGATCTGATTCTCGGCAATCTCCCGGAGGGCGGCGTCGACATCCTCCCAGGACTTGAGGGCCGGGGCCTCTACAATGCGTTTTCGTGCCATGATGTAACTCCTTTCTTGTGATCGCGCCCGCCGTAGTGCGGGATGCGCGTATTCCTGTATGTGCTGCGCCGTTTCACTTGAGGGCCGACGCGGGCCTTCCGTTCCGGCTCCTCCTCGGCTTCGGCGTCGCCGTCGTAGAGGATGTACTCCTTCGTGACCAGCGCGTAGATACCGAGGGGGAGGGTAATGAGGACGGCGGTCGCGTCCCTGTCCTCCACGGTCTCGCCCGTCGAGGCGAGCCATAGAATGGCGGCGGAGATCGCGACCAGGGCGAGGCCCATGAGCCGCTGCTTTGTCATCTTCTTCATTGCCCGTTCCTCCTTTTCTCAAATTCGTTGTCTTAGAACGTCCTCAAAGCATCATCATGCTTGAGGCTTGCTCGATGATCTTGAGGGTGATCGTGTCCCCGCCCGTCTCGGAGAGGATGCGGAGGACGTTGTTCAGTGTCCGATCAAGGAGGCGGAAGCATCCGGTCTGCATGTTGCAAGCGCGGGCTTTAAGCTCCGCCAGCGCGTCCGGCTCCACGTTGTAGCCCGTGAGGTAGTTCTCGACCTCGGAGGCCGTCAGGCCCCGGAGGGAGGCGTAGAAGTCGACCCGGTTCGCCATCCGCACGAGGTAGCTCTTGATCTGCGCCTCGAGCTTCGGCTCGCCCGCGATGACGATGCCGACGTCTGACTGGTCGAAGATCGCCCGGAGTATCTCCATCTTTTTCTGTGTGTACTTCGAGACGAGCTTGTCGGCCTCGTCAATGATAATGAGGTAGCCCTTGTTGGTATTGCAGTAGTCGCGGATTCCGTTGACCCTGCGCCAGATTGTGCCGTAGCCGGAGGGGATGCCGAGAGACTTCTCGATCGCCTCGACGAGGTCGCGGCTGCTCATGGTGTCGTCACACTCGATGTAGGCGACCCGGGGGAGCTTGGCGTACTCCTTGAGGGTGTGGGTCTTGCCGTAGCCGGAACGCCCGACCACGATGCCGAGGCCGATGTACTCTTGGCAGGATTGGCAGACGCCGAGGACGGCCTTCGCGTCGCGGCTCTCAAAGAAGCGGGGCCGCTTGGCCTGTGTCGGCCTGGAAGCTCCGGGGAGGGTGATCTCCTCACCCGTGTGCTTCGCGAGGTACTCCGCGAGGCGGAGCTCGATGTCCTTCGTGTCGCTGTCGTACTTGCCCCCCAGGTAACGGGAGACGGTTGTGCGGGAATAGTTGATCGCGCTTGCGAGCGCGGCGATGCTTGTGCCCGTCGCTTCGAGATGGTTCTTGACCTTCTCGGCGAGGCTCTTGCTTTCTGTGTAGGTGGCGGTGCTTACCGCTGCTGTGACTTCCATGATATGACCTCCTTATTCGTTCATGGCTCTCAGGCGTGAGAGCGCGTCGTTGGCCTTGCTGTTGAGGAACTCGTCCCCGGCTCCGGCCTTTTTCTTAGGTTGACGGCCCGCTGCCATCTCTGCCCGGAACTCCTTGTCGTTAGGCAAAGAGACGATCTTCGGGTCTCTCGCGGCTTTGACGGTGAGGTCGATCTTGCCGACCGCGTCGGAGGGCCGTCCCTCCTCCATGACACGCGCCTCGTAGGGGCGGGTCATGCTGTCCAGTATCTCGCGCATTTCGCGCTCCTGCCGCTTCTGATCGCGGAGGTGACGTTCGAGCGCGGCCTGGGAACAATGCGGGCCGAATTGCAGGAGCTCGGCGGAGACCGCCTCGCATATCCTCCGGCCTTCCTGGTCGAAAACGTAGAGCTTCGTGACGTCGTCGATGTCCCACTTGATGCCGACCGTCTGCCCGATGTAGTGGCAAAGCTCGTAGTCGGTGTAGAGGGTGCCGAACTTCGTGATGCCCTGGTTGCCGACCCGGGCGGTGTCTGCCTTCATGAGCAGCATCGCCGCGTATTCCCTGGGCGGCGCGGCCTTCATGTAGCGGGGGCCGTTCTCGTACATCTCGATCGGCGTGACCCATTTTTCGCCCGCGTCCTTGAGTCCCCGGTGCTCCCGGGTGTGGTACTTGTTGTTTTTCCAGTCCGTCCAGGCTGCGAAGAACTCCTCCATCGTGAGGAGCTCCCCGCGCTCGAGCATACGTTCGACGTCCTTCTGCCGCTTGGCGTAGGTCTTGGAGCCTGTCAGGGTGCCGACGTAGCTCTCAAACCATCTGGAGAACTTGTCGCAAACTGTCTTGAATAACCGCTCGATTGGCTTATCCCAGGGCTGATATGGGAGTGATCTCCCGACCTCTTGGATGCCGATGCTCTGATAGAAGCCGACCGTCTCGGCGTCGAATTGGAACTCGATCTTGCGCTCCTTGCGGTTCTGCCCTGTCATGCCCTTTGAGGTGTAGTCCTTGCCGTTGTCGATATGGAGGATTTTTGGGACGCCGCCCGGCTCGCCGTAGATCATCTTGACGAGGCTCTCTTTTAGGGTCTGACTGTTGGCGTCGATGCAAGCCACGTCTCCGACGATCGCCCGGCTCCTCATGTCCATCCAGGCGACAAGCTTCGGGCGGACGGCCTTGATCTTGCCGTTCGGGGCCGTCCACTGAACCCAAAAGTCGAAGGTGTGCTCGTCGCCGATAACGTACTCCATGACCTCGAGGGTCGTCGCGTCTCGCTTGGCCTTGAGCATCTTCTTGTTCTTCCACTCCCTCGAGCCGTTGGCGGCGAGGTAGCGGGCGCTCTCAGCTCCCGGCGTGTCCATGAGGTGCTTTATGTACCGGGCGACGGTCTTGATGGAGGGGTATCCCTCCCAGGCCCGCGCTTCGGCGATCTCCTCAAACTTCTCGTATAGCATCTCGATCGTGCCGAGGTTTGCCGCGAAGTGCTTGTCAAACCAAATGTTTTCGATGACCGCCTTCTGTTCATCGGTGAGGCTCGGGAAGCTCCCGACCTCCTTCGGCTTCCGGCAGAGGGAGAGGGCCCGGAAGTAGTCCCGGTTCTGCCCGTCTTCCTTCTCGAGCCGGAGGGCCCAGGCGTTGGCCTCGAGCACGTTCCCGACGTATCGGTAGAGTGTCGGGGTGCTCACCCCGAGGCCCAGGGCGAAGCGGTCGGCGTAGGTGGTGCGGTCGGAGCCTTCGTAGTCGATAAACTCCTGCACCCGTTTCGCGAGCTCGATCGCTTCGTAGTACTGCTTCTTGTGCGACTCGATGTAGTGGTTGAGGTCTACCTCCACAAACCACGGGGTCGCCGCTGCTCTTTGTTCGATGATGACATCCCTCCCGTCCACCTTCTGAGCGGCCTTGTGCGCCTTTCTTGCCTTAGAGGACAGAGAGGCGACGGAGACCATGACCTGTTCCTTGCCCCCGCCTTCGCGGGGCTGCGTTTTTGTTTTGAACGACGAGGGGCTGCGCTTTATGCGTTGGACAAGGGTGTTGTACTTGACGCCCTCGAACGCTGCCGCCTCCTCAAGTGTGATGAATACCTCCGACACATCTGTCCCTCCCTTCTGCTGTTATGCTGCTATGAGCTTTTCGACCTTTCGCGGGTCGAGCTCGAGAGCCGCGATGATCGCCGGGAGGTATTTCTCGCCCGAGCGGGTGCCGTAGAGGATGTAGCTCAAGTACTGCGGGGATGTCCCGATCGCCTCCGCGAGCTGTGCCTTCGACATGTCCTTGTCGGTGAGGGTCTTCGAGACGTACTTCCCGAATGGGGTGAGCTTGTTGTTCCTGCCTTTCATCGCGCTCCTCCTTTCTGCGATGGTAGTCTTAGATTTACTTCCGGGGCCGTTACGCTTCCGCTTCCTCTCCCGGCGCGTAGGCCCACGGGTAATTAGCCTTTATGAGCTCCTCGGACATGAACCGGGCGTAGACGACCGCGTCCGTCGCGATGTCGATTTCCTCGTAGACCCACTTGACGCCGACCGTCGCGGTGCTTCTCCCGGTGTCCCAAATGTGTAACTCCACGTCCTCAAGATCGAGGACGGCGCTGATCTGGATTGCGAGGGAGTCGTAGCTGCGGCTCCGCTGCTGGATGACCTCGAGCTCGGGCCGCGTCCCGTCGTTGAAGGCGAACTGCTGCTTCATGGCTGCATCCCCTTCTTGTACTGCCTGATCGCGTAGTTCATGGTGAACATGGTCTCAAGCTCGATGTACTTGCGGTTGAGCTCCATCTCGAGGACTTCCCGGGGCCAGCCTCTCACGCGGTTGATCGCCTCGTCGACCTCCCGGCACATGTTGAAGATGTTGAGATAGAGGCGGCAATCGTTCTCGGGACAATCGCCCTCAAGGACGAGGCCCAGGGAGTAGACCCTCCGGGCCGTTCCGCTCTCCCGTTTGTCGGGCGGGAGATGGACGAAAGTTTCCGGCTTGATGTCCGGGATGCTCTCCGGCTCGAAGTGGTGGGGCTCCACGAAGCACTCGTCGGGCTCGATCATGCCGAGCTCCTTGAGGGCGACCATGTAGCCGTAAAGCTCGTGCCGTGCTGCCGCCGGAGTGACGTCCGGGTAGTGGTCGCTCTCGATCTGATGGGCAAGAACCGTCTCCCATCCGGCGATCATGAGCTGCGGGTCGACCGTGTCCTCCTCGGTGGAGTCGTCGGTTTCCTTGATGACGGTGTAGGTCGCTGTCGGTTCGTCTGTGTCGAGCTCGGACTCAAGGCCCCGGGCCAGCTCGACGGCCTCCTCGAGGGAGCCCGCGTCGTCGTATTCCATCGCGCCGCGATCGACGTCCAGGCACCCGGTATAGAGCTCTGCGTCAATAACGCCGTAGTTGCCGAGAGCGGTGCCTTCCCACTCGCGAAGCTCGCGATCGTTGAACTTGACAACGAGATACCCGTTGATCTTCTTGATTTTTCTCATAGCTGCTGTTCCTTCCTTTCTGCCCTACCCTCATCAGACCAGGGAGGGCGGCTCCTGGTGACGCCCCGGAGGGCGTTTCGGCTTGGTTAGTCCTGTTTCCGAAGTTTCTTTCTGCGGTAGATGTCGTTCTTGAGCATCTGGTTTACCTTCTCCATCAGTAACTTTCCTTCCGGTGTGGTGGAGTGATCGCGAAGATACGTCCAGACTTGGTACATGGTTTGCTTCTCTGTTTTGTTTAACATGCTGCTGTCCTTCCTTTCTGCTCTCAGTTGAGCGGTGCCGGGATGACCCGGACGCGGTCGGTGTGCTTATGTAGGGTGATAAGCTCGCCGTTTGGCTTTTGTCTGATGACGAGCCAGTTCTCCGGTGAGAGGCCCGCTTGCCCGAGCCTGATCTTCTGCTTGCGCGTGGGCTTTTTCCTGTGTCTCATAAAATCGCCTCCTTGAATATTCCTTTTTGCTCGTATTTGTGGTATTCTTGATTTAGTTTTTAATCTTGCATTCATTATAACCGTATTTACGGTAGAAGTCAATAGTATTACGGGAAATTTTCCCGTGTATACGGTAAGGAGGTTTTTTATGTTTTCAGAAATATTGAAGTCCTTGCGTACCAAAAAGGGCTTAACTCAAGGACAGCTTGCAAAGGAGGTGGGTGTATCAACTGGAAATATAGGGGATTGGGAGATCGGGAGGAGCAAGCCAGGCTATGCCGCCCTTGCATCACTCTCCCGTTTTTTCGGTATTTCAGCCGACTATCTTCTTGAACTATCTCCCGAAGATACGGGAGGAAAGAGACCGTCCGCTGACTTGTCTTGTGATGGGGTGCCGCTCACTGAGTCTGAAGCTGACCTGATCGCCATGTACCGCCTTGTCCCGGATGCGGACAAGCAGACGATCTTCGACATCGCGAAGCTCAAGTACGAGCAGAGCACCGGGGAAAAAGTATCTATCTACTCAACATATTCCGACGTGAAAGAGAGGCAGAAAAGCGGCTCCGACCGCGACGATAAACCCGCGAGTGGAACCGCTTAATTTTTTGTGCCTTCTTGATTAAATTTTTAATCAAAATCATGTCACTTTGAAAAATGCTGTTTGCAGGGGTGGCGAGAACCAGCAAACCCGCGTAAATACTGCAATGTGACATGATGACGCGGATTTTCCGTTTTTGTCACTTTGCTCCCGGGCCGTTTTGCGCCTGTTTTGCCCATTTTCTCCGCACGCTCGCACGCCCCGAGTAACGGGTCGTAACGCCTCGCCTCGCTGTGATCGCCGCGTTGAATCCCATATTTCAAGGCCGTTTCCGTTACTTTTCGCACGAAGTAACGCACCGTTCGCACGCCTCCGCCACTCGACAAGCGGGGTCTGTTCTGTTATACTGTGTTCATGGGCCGTGAGGCCGTCCTCTTGGGTCTGCTGCTGTGACTTCCGGGACGTGCTGATCGGCCCTTTCCATGTTCAAAAAGCCTGATATACTGCGGTTTCTCGGGCTCGCGCGTGAAGTGTTGCGCCCGTCGCGTCGTCGTCGTGGAGGCCCTTCCTGGACAAAAAGAAAAGACGCCGATCGCGTCGACGTCTCCATCTCAAAATTATTGATAATCACGGCGTTCAATCCCGCCTAAAGTTCACGTAATCCCGCGTAAATACTGGGTTTTCTCGTGGTTTCCCGTCCCGTCCCGCCTTATCCCGTCTTTCTCAAATACGTTGTCCCCTTACA